GCCGGGCCTGCAGATTGGTTGTAAGCCCTAATGGCGTTAACGACAGCCTGCCCAATTTCGGCGCTAGTTGCTAGGCCGCCCATAACGTTTATGGTCATTGCAGACAATTGAGGGCCAACAGGGTCGTTAAACCTTGGTGGTGCAAGGCCTGTATCGGGCAACGGGTTAGTAGAACCGCTTGGCGGCGTACCTACGGCACGTGCCACAAACTCTTTAATGCGAACCGACAAATCGACTGTACGCGCTAGCCCTGCCGCAATTTTGTCCATTCGTTCCATAAGTTTTGGTGTCAGCAATTTAAGTTGTGCGTCTAAGCCGTTAACAATGTTTTGTGCTTGCGTTACGCCTGCCGCATACCAATTGTTTGCTGCTTGCATACCTACGGCGTTTGCGGCGCTGTTGGCAGCTGCCACCATTTCGTTTATGCCACCCGGCCCAGTAATTAAATCGGTTGTGCCTTTGACTAGCTCAGCGGCTATGCCTGCCCCAGCTTCGCCGCCTGCCTCTAGCACGTACTTTAGTGCGTCTTGCGACAGGCCACGCGTTAACAAGGTTTGTAGGTTTGCTGCATACGTTTTAATGCCGTCAACCTGATCTTTCAGGTTTTGCATAAACGTCTTGCCGTTATCGTCGATTAACTTAAATGCGTCAGCAAATGACAGGCCAGCTTTAACGCCAAGGCTTACGGTGTCAGCAAACGTAGTAAACGCGGCTTTGGCATTGTCAAGGTTTGTTTTAGCTGTATCAAGCGCGGCTGTAATTCCGTCTTTTACGGCCTGTGCAAACACAATTACTTTTTCTGTGCCGCTGCCTACAGCATTGCTAAATTTGCCTGTCTCAAATGTCGTTATGCCAAACGATCCGGCTAAACCCTCTAGCCGCCGTTTCTGTGTATCTATCAAATTTATGTTGCGTGACAGCGACGCGTTTAACTCTATGCACTTGCCTGTTAGCTCAATGTAAACCTTGGTAGCCGTGCGAATAAAACCGTTTGTTTCATGTGTTGCAGCGCTTACATCTCCGTTAGCGTTTTTAACCTTGTTCAGTTGTATTTGATAAGTAACTAAGGCCGCTGTTGCCGCTGCCACAACAATAATGCCAATGCCTGTTGCTAGTTGCACGGCTGTAATTGAGGTAGCCAACGCATAGTTAATAGCCGTTGCTGCAGCTGCCGCAATTTTCATAAGCACTAACCCAGCAGCTTTTAATCTGACAGCGGTATTAGCAATTAAAACTGCAGTTGCCAAAATACCAATAGCCGTAGCCAAAGCCATAAAAGGCACAACATTGTTTGCAACTACGTCAAGTGTGTTTGTTAAAAACCCCACAAGTTTTTCGGCAACAGGCAACAGTTTTGCGCCTATCTCTTCTTGCAATTCACCAAACCTGATCTGTAGGTTTTTCATTCGCCCGGCTGTTGTGTTCGCTGCGTTGGCAGCCGCGCCGCCCGTAGTTTCGGCTACTTTAGCCATGACCTGCTCGAATGACGCGCCTGAAGCAATTACACCGCGTAGCGACGGGTCTAACGTTGCTAGGCCTTTCATTTGCCCGTTGTACGCCTTGCTTACTGCGTCGCTTGCTGTGGCTAGATCAACACCGCTGCTAGTAGCTAGGTCTTGGCTTACTTTTAACAGTTGTTGCGCTGTGCCTAGGTTGCCTGTGGCTTGCGCCAAGCTCGCTAGCGCTGGGCGTAGTTCATCATCAGCCGTAGCGGTTGCCTTGCTCAGGCTGCTAATAAAAGCCTCTGTTGCTGCAACCTGCTCTGTAGTTGCCCCAGTAGACCGCCGCAACACGCCTGCCAATTGGTCTTGTGCCGCTGCGTCTTGTATTGCGGCCTTAGCGCTAAACACGGCAGCCGCGCCTATCGCTGCTACAGCTGCAGCGGCAGGCAACGCCGCTTTTTCTAAACCAAATTGTGCGCGCTCGCCCGTTGTTTTTAGCTGCTCAAATTGTTTAACGGCCTTTTCTACGCCTCGACTGTCAAAATCTGAAATAATTGGTATGCGAATTGCCATTACATTACCAAGTTTTTGTTTAGGGTTGCCATAACATCTTTGACTACGTTAAACATTTGCTGGTTTACTTGGGCGGCCTGACGGTCATAGGTAGGCCACATGACGCGCGACGGCTGCCCAAACAATGCAGTTAAGTTTGCAATAAACATTGCACCTTGTTTGTTTTTGCCGCCCTGTTTACCTGCCATGTCAATAATTGCAGCTGCAGGGTTTTTTTGGTCAATGCGAATAACCGACCTACTCTTACGCCCGGTGTCAACCTTTACGACTACGCCTTTACGGGCTGCTGCCTGATCGTAGGGAAATAGTTGGCGGCCTTGACTATCCCATTTGCCTGCCATACCCGATAACAATTTTGGTGGGTACTGTGCTTTTATTGCGTCTGTTGCAGGCTTGGCAATGTCTTTGGCTTTAACGTTTATTGTTTTGCGTAGCTCAGGGTCTAGGTCTTTAAGCTCGCGCAACGCCTCTTTTACGCCAAAGACGGTTACGCCCATGCTGACGCTCATTTTTTGTTTGCCTTGTTAATCACGTACACAACAGTAGTAATGTCTTGTGTCTCAAACGGGATTGCTGCAGGCCAATAGCCTGTTGCCACCAAAATTTCGGCTAGTTGGCGGCGGTAGCTGCCGCGCCCGTAGGGTTTGGGTCGGTCTGATCTACCGCCTCAATTTCCATGTCGGGGTTTGCTTTTAGCCACTCTTGCCACGTTGTTTCAGGCATTGCTCGGCCTGATTGCTTAAACATAAAAAACGCCCAGCTAACCATGTCTGAGATACCTACGCCTAGGCCGTCGCTAATGCGCCGTTTTTCTGTGCGTTCCCACTCTGTTACACACAACAGGTTTGTGGTTACCTCAATCGGGTCTTGCCCGTCTTTTAAGGTAACGCGCAATTTTACTTTCATGTGTTTGCCTTTCTGTCTATTTGTTTTTAGGTCTTAGTTATGGGGTTACATCTGCGCTGTAAACGCCACCCTGAAAAGTAATGTCAATGGTTTGCAATTCGCCCAACGCTGCGTTAATCACAGGCATTTCGGCTAGCAGCGCCCCGGTCAAAGTAAAGCCGGGGTTTGTGGAGCTGTCTGCAGCGCTGGTTGGCTTCACAACAACGGTGGTCGTTGTGCCTACCAACGTCGACAATGTTGCGTAGGTTTCTGACGCGGCATACGTCATCAGCAAGGTCACGGTTGCTTCGTGGTCGCCCAAGCCTTTAACGTAGCTGCGATCAGTCTGCCCAAAAGTGGTGTTGTCTAGCGGCTCAAAACGCTGAATGACGCTGGCCGCTGTGCAAAAACCTGTTAGGTCAACAGCGTTAATTTTTACGACTGGGTTAGAAAGGTACTGATTGGTTGCCATGTTGTTACTCCTCTGGTGTTGTGTTTACTTTACGACGCTTGGGCGCTGTTTCGGTGGATACTGCCACAGCAACAATAAAGCCGCCTGCCAATAAGGCCTTAACGTTTATGCCGGGTTTAGGCACAAACACGCTGCCCGGCTCGCCTACCAAATGGCTAACTATGCGGTACTCCATTTGTTCGCTCATGTGGTCGACGCTCGCATTTCCACAGTTAATTCGTAGGCAGGCAGCATTACGCCACCTATTTCTAGTGTGGTAGGCCTGCCGTCTGTAACAGCAACGTTTTTTGACAGAATTAGGGCTGACAGGTTGAGCAATGACCGCATTGCGTCAAGGTTACTAGGCCCTAGCGTCACGATTTGCAATGGGTAGGTCATGCGTACCGCGTTGTAATTAAAGGCCGTGAATGACGGTGCGCCCAACATGACACAGGGCGGCACAAGGTTTCGGGGGTCTGTTACCACCTGCAGGCCTGTAACGGTTGCGAGCGTGGCTGCTAAATCGTCCAACGCGTTGTTAAACAGGTCGGTGTAGGCAACAGGCATTATGCGACCTGTGGACGGTCAATACCTAACAACTGTTTAATCATTGGCGACATACCAACTGTTGGCGCTGTACCCATTTCGTTAAAGCTGGCAAACGTGTCAATGCTGCCCCTAGCCC